CCTATCAACCATCTAACTCGCAAGGCTGACGGGGTGCGAAGTGTTAAGTGGTCGCGCAATGATGTTAAGAAGTTTCTTAGTGTGGCCTACGCAGACTTTAGATGGCGGAGCATTGGATTGATTACACATATGTCCTACGATTGGGCGCAACGTGTTGGCGACATGCGAAACTTAAAATGGAAGTCTATAAACTTTGATGAGAAACGATTAGACATTGTACAAAGTAAGCGAGGTGCAGAAGTACATCTACCTATTAGTGATAACTTGATTAAGATGTTACGCCAACAAGAGAAAGACTTTGGCTTTCAAGAATATGTCGCGCCCAGGGTACGCCCAATAGCACAGTCTTACACTCCATATAACATCAAAGAGGTTAGCTACTTGATTAATGAAGTTAAAGCTAAAGCTAACTTACCTAAAGAACTAACAGCTATGGATCTTCGTCGTACAGCTATCACTGAGATGGTTGAGGGTGGTGTTGACTTGGCTGGTGTTATGCAAGTTAGTGGACATAGATCACCGCAGAGTGTTAAACCTTACCTAGTCAATACATATAGTGGTGCAGTCAAGGCACTAGAAGGGAGGAACGTAGATGAAAGTTAGGGAGTTTGTTTTAGACTTAGGCTTAACGGATGGGCAGAGTGTTAGATGCACCTGTCCTGTTTGCCATAGTCCAAACGATTTTAGTGTTAGCAATATTGATGGTCTAATCCTATACAGATGCTATAAGTTAAGCTGTCATACATCGAGTGCGATACCAGTATCTTTATCGGTCACTGAAATACAAGAGAAGTTACGCAATCGAGATGCAACACTGAGTAAGAAGAAAGCATCAGACTTATGGGTAATACCCGAATATGTAATTGCACCATCACAGAATAATAAAGTATTACAAACATTTATAGATCGTTGGTATTTACATGATGTTGAGATACTTTTTGACGTTAAGGATAAACGTGCAGTGTTTCCTATTAGAAGTAACAACAGTCTTATTGATGCTACAGGCAGGTCATTAGATGGTGGGATACCTAAGTGGTTTAGATATACAGGCAATGCACCTGTTTATACTTCTTGTCGAGGAAAACCTAATGGTACTGTCGTTATTGTCGAAGATGTTATTAGTGCTAACACTATATCTAGTGTGTGTCCAAGTGTCACAGGTATGGCTATCTTAGGCACAACATTGAGTAGTATTCACATAGAACACATACAAGATTTTGTGCATATTATAGTAGCACTCGACCCAGATGCTACACACAAGACCTTGGAGTATAGACGAGAGATAGCGTCTTGGACAGGTACAGGCACTATTGCGATGCGTTTACAGGACGATATAAAGTACAGAGTACAAGAGGACTTGATAAGGTTACACACTCTTTGTGGTTAAATAGAAATTTATATACTACAGCAAAAGAAGCACGTTACCCTGCTTGTGTAGGGCTATGCCAAATTGGTAGGGGTAGAGTGATGGAGTGTTGGAACGATGGTACGAGCAGATCAACAAGGTGGTATCTGTGGCCTTTACCTATGAGATTAATAGGGTGGGACAGTAGAGGATCATTTATAGGAAGAAGAAGAAAGGTACAGAATGACAGAAGTAGCATTACTTAAAACATTATTAGATAAAGATTTTTATGAACTACACAGAGGGATACGATGCCCAGATAAAATCTTCACTAAGGATGTAAGGAAAGTAAAACAAACATTAGATTATGCAATGCAAAAATATGATAAGGGGCTATCACTAGCTGACTTGGAAGCATTGTTCTATGCGTCTAACAAGACACTCACAACATCAAGTAAAGAGCAGTACCATAAGATATTTAAGAAGATGGCAAGCAGTAGTGCATTAAATAATGATGTAGCTACTGAAGTTATCTCTAGGTTGTTTCAACAGGCAGTGGGCGAGGAAGTAGCTAACATTGGGTTTGACTTTGTTAATGGTACAAAGACTAGCTTAGAACCATTGCGTAATCTTGTAGATAAATACAAGGATGATTTTACACCTAACATAAAAATTAAGTACGAAAACATGGACCTAGATTCCATATGGGAAGACAACGAAGACGAAACAAAATGGAAGTTTAACATACCTACCCTACAGCGTCGAGTAGAGGGCGTTACAGGGGGTCATTTTGTTATAGTAGGTGCGCGTCCTAACACAGGTAAGACGAGCTTCCACGCCTCTATTATAGCCTCTGAAGGGGGCTTCGCTGAACAGGGTGCAAAGTGTTTAGTTTTATGTAATGAAGAGGCATCAAAAGTAGTACGTTTAAGGTACACAAATGCAGGTACAGGCATGGAAAAAGAGGAAGGAAAAAGAAATAGAGCTAAGTCCCTCTTACTGTATAATAGAGTAAAACCTAACATTGCTTTATCAGATGGGACAGGTGAAGAAATGCCTTGGGTAGAGGCGGCAGTTAAATCACATAAACCCGACATTGTTATATTAGATATGGGGCATAAGTATGCAGAACGTACCAGTGATAAGACTGACGTATATTTAAAGGATGCAGCAATTCACGCACGAAACATAGCAAAGCAATATAACTGTGTTGTGTTTTGGATGACACAATTAAGTGCTTCCGCAGAGGGCCAAGTCAACCCAGATATGTCTATGATTGAAGGGAGTAAGACAGGTTTGGCAGGGGAAGCTGATCTTATGATACTCATATCTAAGAACAGAAAAATAGAAGGAGCGGATGAGTCGGAAGATAGTCAGAGACATTTGACGATAGCTAAGAATAAAATCAGTGGCTTTCATGGGCGTATAACGTGCCAGTTAGATGGTGCAGTTGCTAGGTTCACAGCATGAGGTTAGTGCTAGATGTAGAGAACACAACGACTAAACGTAATGGCAAGACACATATGGACCCGTTTGAAGTTAACAACTTTCTGGTTCAGGTGGGTACTAAGAATGTAGATGTACCCAGTGAACGACATTTGCTTACGTTCGATCATGTTGAATACACAGATAGAAGTGGTGATAATTCCAGGCTATTACAAACTATATTAGACAAGACCACCTTACTAATAATGCACAACGCACAGCATGACTTGATGTGGCTATGGGCTAGTGGCTTCAAGTATGATGGTGACATCTACGATACGATGTTAGCTGAGTACATCCTACAACGAGGACAGAAACAGCCATTGAGTTTACTGGCGTGTGCTGAACGACGGAACTTAACATTTCAGAAGGACGATACATTAAAGAAATACTTTAAAGAAGGATACAACACTAATGAGATACCACTTAAAGAGCTTACACATTATCTTGGTTGTGATATTGACACTACTGCCGAACTGTTCACTACTACTCTTACCGAAGGCTTCTCCAAAAGCGAGTCAAACGGAATGGATAGAATTCGAGACATTACCTTTAAAGTCTGTAAAACCCTTACCCGAATGTACATGTCGGGATTCAGAGTGGATAGACTCACCCTTCAAGTAGTTCGTAAAGAGTTTGAAGAAGAGAAGACAGCTATAGAGGGCAGGTTGTTTACACAGATACGAGAACTTATGGGGGACACTCCAATTAATCTTAATAGCCCAGAGCAAGTGTCTCAAGTTATATTTAGCAGGAAGATAATTGATAAGAAAGTTTGGGTTGATCTGTTTGACTACACTAATAACATGGCTGAGTTTAAGGAGGCAGTGGCATCTAATAGTACACTGATAAGAAAGACAAAAGCATTTAGTTGTCCTACCTGTAATGGGATTGGTAGCAGATACAAAAAGAAGAAGGATGGCTCTGACTTTAAAAAGGCTAGTAAGTGTCCTGATTGTTTAAGTAGAGGCTATCAATTAAGGCAGACTAACAAACTCGCAGGTCTAGGATTTAACCCACTAAACAAAACTTGGGTAAGTGCTAATGGATTTAGTACAGGTAAAAGTAATTTAGATATGCTGATAGCTACAGCTAAAACAAAACGTATGACTGTAGCTATTCAATTCTTAGAGGATGTTAAACGATTGTCGGCTGTGTCAACATACCTATCATCATTTGTAGATGGCATAACTAACTACACAAAAGAGGATGGTTTCTTACATGTAGGTTTAACACAACATATAACATCTACTGGTAGGTTTAGTGGTCGCAATCCTAATATGCAGAACATGCCACGCGGTGGTACTTTCCCTGTAAAGAAAGTATTTGTATCTCGATGGCAAGGCGGTCAAATATTAGAGGCTGACTTCGCACAGTTAGAGTTTAGAGTTGCGGCATATTTGTCACAGGACAAGACAGCAATGAATGAAATAGCTACAGGGTTTGATGTTCATAGCTATACAGCTAAAGTTATTACTGATGCAGGGCAACCTACAACACGACAGGTAGCGAAGGGTCATACATTTGCGCCTCTCTTCGGGGCTAGTGGGTTTGGTAGAAGCAGAGCAGAGGCGGCATACTATAAACACTTTAATCAGAAGTACGAAGGTATAGCTAAGTGGCACA